TAATTTTGAAACGCTACCAGTATTAGTATACTTAGCGATATTTATATTAAGTTTTGGTTTTTCTACCTTTACGTTTGGAGCATACAAATGTCTATTACAAGCCATTATCGCTAAACCACTACTTATAGTAGCGTCAAACTTTGTTCTTTTATTTATGTCAAATCTAGACCAATCATTTAAAGTTTTGTTAAAATATATGTTTCCGTACTCTCCATTACCTAAATGACCAACGTGCTGTTGTATATACATTTCAACCGCGGCTGCATGCGCTTGCTTTATATCTTCGCTAGAGTTTGGTATACCACCTATTTCTTTTTCTGAAGTAGAAAGTTTATTCCAGTATTTATCAGGTCTAGTCATGGAGTAACCTCTATATCCTCTTCTTTTTAAATGGTACAATAATCTTGGTTTATTGTTTTCAGCTAACACCGGCATACCATAAAACACTAACGACATCAACACATCTTCAAAAAATATCTCAGCTGTTTGTGGTCTAGCTATATATTCTAAAAACATATGGTTTGGTGGACAGTTTTCCATACTAAATTTAGTCAAACCGTGTAAAGCTCCATTTGACCCTCTTCCATCTACTGTTCCTGATATATCGTAACTATCACAACCAAAGGCGCCCATGTGTTCGTTAGCTGGATATTTAATTCCTTTTTTTATTATTATTTTGTTTTGCAAATGTTGCTCTGGAAACCAACTTACGTTAAATCTACCTTTTGGATCTGGGTAAAATATTACTTGCGTGTCTTTTACACCATTAACCCATTGAAAATTACCAGTAGAATAAGTAGATGAGTTTCTTGTTCCGTCATTATAATCTATTTGCTCGTATATTTTTACTAAATTAAATATACTATTTTTAGCTTCGTCTCTAAACGCATGTTCTTCAGTTCTTGGAAATTGTCTGTAAAACTCGTTTAAAGCATCTTGATCGTTTTTTAAACCTTCAGCTTCATTATTCCAGTGATCAACTATACCGTAATCTATTAATTCACCGTCTGGTCCGCGTACATCATTACTTGGGTTATTAAATACAGGTTGTCCATATTCGTCAATAAATCCTTCGTAGTTCCATTCCATTGGGATAAAAAGAGAATATAAACCAGACTTTGTTTGTCCATTACGATTTCTTTTTGTAACGTTTGAATCATAGTATAACTTTTTAAAATTATTACCACCTTTATCTAAAGCATTACTAGTACTACCCATCATGCATTTACCTACTATCCTAGCACCTAATCTTAAACATGTTTTTGTAACCCGCCAGTTATTTAGTATATTATCAGGTCTTTCCCATTTACCACTTTCGTCATGAACTAACAAGTTAAGTTTTTCACCATCATAACTATTGTCACCCGTGTTCTTCCAGTCTATAGTAGTATCTAACCCTTGTAACTCTTCTATCTTTTCGTTAGCTGTAATTTTCTTTCTTGTAAACTTACTAGCTGGTACTCTATACGCCAACTCTGTTTTAGGCCTATCCATACCATCTTGAATTGGTTTGAAGAAGAATGGGTAATTTATACTAATTGGCACTACTTTGTCAGTAAACATTTTTTTAGCATCTGCACCTGTTTTAGATAGTATGCCATATCTAGCATCACCTGTTAAGGTAGCTAAATTAACTGTTTCTGCCGATGACATAAAACTAAATCCACTACGTCTATTTTTAAGATAACAAATACCGTAACATCTTTTGTCTGCCTTGCAGGCTTCCCAGAATATATAAAATAATCTGTTTGCCTCTCTAAAATCTGGAGCACCTACATCTATTTTACTCCATTGTAAGTACATATAGTGCGTACCAGTTATCCAGGTTGGTTTACCATTATTTATAAACCAGAATCCTTCTTCTCGTCGTTTAAATTCCTCGTCTATATAATCGTACCATTTTTCTTTATTATTTTCCGGATAACTCCTCCAGTCGAATATATTTTTAATCCTTTGTAACTCTTTAGGGTACTCTTGTTTCACCCATTTGTTTTTCTGGTGTTTGTATATTTCTTTAGGTGGTTTAGGTAGCGCTATAATTAAATTCTGTATTTCTATAATCTCACCAATAATCCCGTCGTGCGACAATACAATTAGGTCGTGTTCTTTATTGTAACCGTGCTTCCACTTTTTACCTCTATTCATTCTGGTAATAGTGGTCTTTTTAATAGGCTCTACGGTTTTAACTAAACTTTGACTGTACATTACTTAGATCTGCCTTCTGCGAATCCTTTAAAAGCTTTTTTCTCTGCCTTTTCAGGTGCCTTGCCCTCAAGCAAGTTTTCTTCTTCTTGGATTCTTGTAAGTATTTCAAATGCGTCAAATATAGCTAGTTTTTTAGTAGCTGCGGCATTTTTTAATCTATCAGCTGATATATCATCGTCACTATCAACAATAGGTTCTTTTGCAACTTTAATCAGTTCTTCAACTGCTTTTTGCCCAGCTTGGATTATACTCTTCTTCGTTTCCTTGGTATTCATATTTAATTGTAATAAATTTATTCATAACTCTATATAATCTTTTACCATCGATTATAAACTCATAAGTTGAGAAAGGTGTAAATCCTACAAGATCATCAACGTTATTAACACCGTCAGTATATTTAATTATACCTACACACTCTTCTTCTTCCTCTGGTTTTAGCTTATCTCTTTGTTTAATTGGCTGTACAAAACAATAGCCATCCATAGCAATCCACTTGTTATTTCTTTTGTATAAAAATACTTGATCTGGTTTTACAAGATATGTATTTTCGTTGAAATAACTCCTACTGTTTTTTTCTTCACTATATTGATTATGCCAACGTCTAAAAACATTATGATGTACTATAATTGTATCACCAGGTTTTATTTTGGTTTTATAAGCTGTAGGTATAGATTTAACAATAGCTTCTCTATTAACAAACTGATGGTTAAATATCTCTGTATTTAATATAAGATCTTTATCGCCAACTTTTTTAGTATTGTTGTATCTATTACCTTTTGGCTCTATAACAAAGTCAAAAGGCGCTTTCATTAATACTCTAAGTTATACTCTACAGATACCGCCATATTTTTATTAAAGTCTTTCCAAGGCAACACGTCTTTGTTTTTCTTTATGTAAATAGAGTATTTATCTTTTTCTTCTATTATATCACATATAGTATG